CATATATGAATAATACTTTACTTAATAATCTCCAGCTGTATCGTGGACGTCGTTTCAGCGACCTGGTAGATGAGAACATGATTTCTAACGCTCTGCTGACCAAGCCTCATGAGGTATCTGGTCTGCTTTCACTGGTATTTGGTACTAAGGATGATGGTATTTCAACTACTATCGACCTGTTGACTGGTGGTCTGGGCAAGACTATGATTATTGAGAATCGTGAGTTTGAATGGAGTGTAATGGTTGACGCTGATCACGCTGTCAATATCCGCTGGGCTAAGTGGAATGGTCAGGAGATCACATATTCTAACTATAACTCTATTACTCCTGGTTTGAACAATACTCCTATCTACCTGGCTCTCGAAGAGCGTTGGTTCGGTCCTGGTGCAATTCTGTCGTTCGACGACTACAAGTTCCAGGTTCGTACAACTGGTCTTCCTTATCAGGATGGCAGCGCTTGGGTTTACGAGTGCTATGTTGTAGATGGTTCACAGGCAGCTTATATTCCTGGTGAGTTCCTGATGCCTGGTCGTCAGGTAAGCCGTATCGGTTCTGCTTACGAGGAGTACAGTGATGAGGCTGATATCATCAACTATCAGACCCCATTCAAGATGCGCAATCATCTGCAGAATCTGCGTCTGACTTATGATATTACCGGTGATGCTTACAGCACAGTTCTGGCTATCGCACTGAAGGATCCCGAGACTGGTAAGAGCTCTTATCTCTGGTCTGACTATCAGTACTGGAAGGCTCTACGTGAGTGGAAGAAGAGAGAGGAGACAGCTCTCCTGTTCTCTAAGAGCAACCGTCTGAGCGATGGTACTTATATCAACAAGGGTACTAACGGTCGTCCTGTTCCTACGATGTCTGGTCTGTTCGAGCAGATCTCTCCGGCTAACATCCGTTACTACACGACTCTTACAGCTGAGTTGTTCGAGGATTATCTGTTCGATCTCTGCTACAACATCCTGGGTACTAACGAGCGTAAGTTCGTTGCTCTGACCGGTGAGATGGGTATTCGTGAGTTCGACCGTATCCTGAAGGAGAAGGTTGCTAGCTTCAACCTGGTTGATAATATCTTTGTAACTGGTTCAGGTCAGAACCTGACTCTTGGTGGTCAGTTCACGACTTATAAGATGACTAACGGTATTGAGCTCTCTCTGAAGCGTTGTCCTATGTTCGACAACATGGAGCTGTTCCGTCAGTTGCATCCTCTGACTGGTAAGCCACTGATGTCCTACACCTTCCTGTTTGTTAATATTAGCAACTTCGATGGTCAGGCTAACATCGTAAAGGTTTGTCGTAAGGGTCGTGAATTCGTTCAGTGGTACACTGGCGGTTCTGTAGCACCTAACGGTTATGCTAACAGCATCAACACTCTGCGTTCTAACAGCCGCGATGGTTACCAGGTTCACTTCCTTGGTGAAGTTGGTATCATGGTTCGTAACCCGCTGTCTTGCGGTATTCTGTACTGCGACGCTGAGGATACTGAAATTTCCAACAGTGGAATTCCTTCAGTTGGTGCGTAATATCTAATTAACACAACACGATCTCTTGGGGGCTTCGGCCCCCATACAGGTCGTTATTACAACTCTAATGTAAATTATGGTAGTTGAATTAAAAATTAAGAAGAAGAATCCCTGGATTGGGCTGATCAAGTATAAGAATTGTTTTGATTATATTGCTCCTTATTTTACAAGATCCGGGTCGATATATACGGGTCTCACCCCAGAAGATGAGAAATATTTTGAGAAAGCTTTGGGTTATGAGGAAGGTCACCTCTCAAAGACGTCAGACTTTTGGCAGACATTCTGTGTAAAAGTAGGTACGCGTACGTTGCTGTTAGATGATTCTATTCCTCGTCAGGCTATGATTATTAAGTTCCTTAGCGGACATAAGCGTGTTGCTACGTCTCTCGATAAACTTGATGCAGGTAAAGACTATCTGTTGATCAATCGTGAGGCTGAAGCAGTAGAACAGAACAAGCAGAATAAATTGCGTAGAGATGCTATCAAAGAGTTTGATAAACTGTCACTCGATCAGATGCGTCAGTGCTTACGCCTATTTGGTATGTCTTCAGACCGTATGTCTAATGAACTCGTAGAATCTACATTGTTTAACTTGGTTGATAAGCAACCTAAGAAGTTCTTCGATAAGTGGGTTAATAATAAGTCTAAGGATACTGAATACTTGCTTGAACAGGCCATTGCTAAAGGTGTAATTCGTAAAGACAAGACGCATTATTTTTATGGCACTGATATGTTTGCTGATTCGCTTGATGATGCTATTGGATACTTAGACAGCAAAAAGAACCAAGATCTGAAGCTTGCAATCATAAACGAGACAAACAATAAGTGATATAATCACAAAAGAATGAGATATGACGCATAACAAGATATATACTAAATTCATGATAGAATATGACAAGGCAAATGTTACTTCGTCATATCCATC